GAAATGATTTTGATGCAGCTTTTGAAAGCGGCTTTGATGATAGTGGTGAAAATCTCGGCGCAACCGCGTCCAGTGAAGTACCTGCTGTAATAGAAGAAGCTAAAGAACAACAAATCCAAGATGTTGTTGAACAGAATCCGCACTTAACTGAATCACAAGTACGCGAATTATTTGAGCATAACAATCAGCGGTTATACGGTAAATTTGGCGAAGTACAACGTGAAATCAAACGGCTTGAAACCTTAGCGCAACAGTCCTTTGAACAACGTGATCAACCAAGACAACCGTTAAATATCACTGCTGAACACTTCTCAAATATGCGTGAAGAATTCGGTGAGGATTTTGCAAACGCATTGGCTCGTGATTTAGCAAACTTACCGCTTGGTAATGGATCACAGGGATTAGGACAAGAACAAATTGATGCACTTGTATCGCAACGAACTGAAAAACTGCAAAGTAATTTTGAAACAAAAATTGTTTCAATGCAGCATCCAGATTGGCAAGACATCGCCAGTTCAGATGACTTTAACGGTTGGAAAGCTCAATTACCTGCCGAAGTCCAAGATCAATTAGATAGCACTTGGGATTCTGCTTTTGTTTCCCGTGCGCTCACTGCGTACAAAAATGATAGAGATTTACACCAGAAGAATCTTCAAGAACAACACGAAAAAAAACTTGCTGTAGAAAAGGCAAATCATAAAAAGCTGCAAGCTGCTGTGATGCCAAAAAGCTCAAGTAAGTTAAGTGATGATTTTGATGATGATTTTGAAGCTGGTTTTAACAGCTAAAACACAAACCACACAATTACTTAAACGTCGAGATGACGTAAGGATACATAGCAATGGCTATTCAAAATTACAATACATCACCTGCACGAATCAATAAATTCAAAGGTGAAATTTTAAAACACGCAACGCCTTTTGAAGTATTGGCAAAATTAGGTCGTCAAGTTTCGATGCCTAAAAATCAATCTGAAACGTATGTTGCTCGTCGTATTGTGCCTTATGGTGCAACTACTAACAATGCTAACCAGTTCTTTGCGAATGGTGCAGCAGGCGCAGATCGCGGCGCATCATTAGCAGCGGCGCACGTTGTTCAAGAAGGCGTAACGCCGTCAGCAGATAGCATCGTTGTTCAAGATATTACCGCAACAATCAATCAATACAGCTGCTTATACGGCTTTACTGACAAAGTTGTGGACTTGTACGAAGATGACATCCCTGCTGAAATCAAAACACAAATCGGTGAACGTGTTGCGCTTGTGAATGAAATGATTATTTACGGCGTATTGAAATCTTGTACTAATACGTTTTTTGCTGGTACAGGTACAACCGTTGCTACGGTCAATACTGTTATCAACTTGAATATGTTGCGTAAAATCGCACGTTCAATGCAAGCAAATCACGCACGCCCAGTAACAACCATGTTAAAAGCATCGGCTAACATTTCAACTGAGCCAGTTGAACAAGGTTATGTTGTGGTTTGCCATACTGATTGTGAACCTGATTTACGCGGTATTGCTGGATTTATTCCAGTGAGTAAATATGCAACAGGAACGCCAATGGCAAACGAAATTGGTCGCGTTGAACGCTTCCGTTTTGTGACTTCGCCTGATTTACCTGCGATTTTAAATGGTGCATCTAGTGTTACTGCATCAGGTACAACACCTGTAACGCAAACAACATTAGGTACAAACCCAGACGTTTATCCGTTCTTTGTTTTAGCACAAGACGCATTCTCACAAATTGCATTGCGCGGCAAAGAATCAACTGATCCTACCTTTATTCCAGCAGGCGAAAAAACTAAGTCTGACCCACACGGTCAACGCGGTTACGCGGGTGCTATTTGGTGGAAAGGTGTGATGATTGAAAACAATCAGTGGATGGCACTCGGTTACGCAAACGTATCTGCGCTTTAAACTTTAAACACACCCCAAGCATTTTGCTTGGGGTGTGACAACTTATTATCTCTATTATGAGGATTTAAAAATGGCTAAAGCATTAGCATCGACTTACGCTTTATTAGCGGATAAAGGTCAAAGTGATAACTTAAAATGTAAAACATTTAACTTGCGTATGGGGTCGTCAGTTACTGCTACAGATTACCTTGAGTTAGATATTGGATTTGCTCCTAAATTGCTTACAGTTGAAAACTTAACAACGGGCAGTACGTTTAAATGGAGCGACTGCATAACTGGTACACCAGTTGTAGCTACCTCATTAGCTGCTGGTACAAAATATAAAATTACAACCATTGGAACAACTGACTTCACTTTAATTGGGGCTGGAAGTAACGCTATTGGAACTGAATTTATTGCAACCGCTGTCGGTGTTGGTACTGGATATGCTGCACCAGTCGATAATATCTGCTTAAGAAAAGTTGGTAGTGCCGCTGCATCGGCATTAGTTACAGCAACACCAAGCATCTTAACTCGTGATCGAGTTGCTCAATTATCGCTAGATGCTACAACACTAATGTTGGCAGCTAATGATGTTGCACTTGTAACAGCTATCGGCTAAAACAAAAAAACCATGAGAGGTGTCTTGCGGTGAAAGCTGCATTGCATCTCTCATTCTAAATACAAAAAAGGAACTCACTCATGGCACAACAAGAATTTAATACATCGGAAATCGCACCGAAACAAAAACGCGAAATCAAATTAGATTTGAATACGGATTTAACGCAAGTGCGTCAAAATGAAGATATTATTATCGAAACAGGCGCAATCAATAAAGATTACTTGGATGAATTAGCGTTTATGGAAGAACCCGTTACGATTCGCTTAGAACGTACTGCTGAAAAAAACGCCCCTGCATTTATTGATGTTAGCGTAAATGGCAGAACGGAATGGCTTGAAAAAGGCAAGCCTGTAACGATTGCGCGTAAATACATCGATGTTTTAGCGCGTTGCAAATCTGATTTTATCGAAACCGTTGCTCCGAATGCTGAAAGCGGTGAAATCGTGAATCGTTTAATGCGTAATACCACTGCAAAACATCCATTCACAGTTATTTCTGATCCTAGCCCACGCGGCTATGATTGGCTAACAGGCGTTTTAGCGCAATAAAAAGGAGTTACACTTATGTCAGAAGCTGTCGCGTTATTCGATCCAAATACAGGTAGTTATGCGTCTATCGTGGATGGTGTGCTACAAACAGGCACAACATCTGGCACACCAACTATTACAAAGAACGCTGATATTACCACTGCTACGCTTTCAAATGTCGCAGGTTCAGCAACAAGTGTGACTGTTTTAGCAGCTAATACAAGCAGAAAAGGCGCGGTTATTGTGAATGATTCAACTGCTGTGCTTTATGTAAAATGCGGATCAAGTGCATCTGCTACGTCATTTACTTATAAATTAGGTGGTGGCGATTCATTGATTATTGATGCAACGCAATTGTACACGGGAATCCTAACGGGGATATGGAGTAGCGCGACAGGTTCTGCGCGTGTGACGGAGTTTGCATAATGACGCAAGTAACAAAACAATCTGCTGCATTTGATGGGAACTCAATTATCTTATCAAAAGCGCAAAATAGCGGCTTAAAGATTGATGAATCTAACCCTGCTTTCGGATGGGATGATATAACAGGCATCTTATTTCCTGACTTAGCAGGCGCAGATGCACCAACATTATCTGCTTTTCGCGGTGGCGCAACCCGTCGCTATGCTTATGCGGCAAATGATAAAATGGATTGTGAGTTTCATATTCCACACGATTACGCAATGGGAACAGATGTGTTTATTCACGTCCATTGGTCACATAACGGCACGGAAATTTCAGGTAACGCGGTTTTTACTTTAACGCACACTTACGCAAAAGGGCATAATCAAGGTGCTGCTTCGGTATATCCTGCTGAAAAAACATTAACCATCACATATAACACAACAAACATCACAACAACTCCGAGGTATATTCACCGCGTCGATGAGGTTCAATTATCCTCAGCAGGTGGAAGTGCAACACTTATGGATAGCGCGGTGCTTGAGCCAGACGGTATTGTTGCAGTTAATTTCACTATGACAACTTTACCAACGATTACAGGCGGTTCGCCTAACGATGTTTTTGTGTTTCACATTGACTTGCATTACCAATCGACGCAAACCGCAACGAAAAATAAAACGCCTGACTTTTGGACTTAAATTATGACATTTCTCGAACTCGCAAATAGACTACTTTCTGAAGCTGATATTTCGGGTTCAGGATTGATTACAACAGTTAATCAAAAGGGTGAATACAAGCAAGCGGTTGATTACATCAATACAGCTTATCAAGATATTCAAAACCTGCATTCTAACTGGAATTTTTTGCGTAAAGACATTGCATTTAACACGATTGAAAATGTTAATAATTATTTTGATACGTCAATCGGCTTAAGTGACTACGGAAGTTGGTCGCTTGACACTATGCGCGTGTATTTAACTAGTAGTAGTGTTGCAAACGAAGTTCACATGACACCTGTTGAATGGGATGATTTTCGGGATATGTTTTTGTTTGGTGCAAGTAGAAGTCAAGTAGGAATGCCGATTTATATTTGTGAAAAACCTGATAACTCGCTTATTTTATACCCGACACCCAATGATATTTATACGGTGAATGGCGAGTATTATCGTGAGCCTTTTACGCTTGTACTTGATATTGATAAACCTGCGTTCCCTACTCGTTTTCACATGGTTATTGTTTGGCGTGCATTGATGTATTTTGCAACACAATTAAACGCACAAGAGCTTTACGCTATTGGAAATGTTGAATACCGAAAACTATTGCTTAAACTTGAACAATTTGATTTGCCTCCGCATACTGTATCTGGTGCATTAGTATGAGAATGAACTTATTGCCAAACATAAAGACGCAAACAAGCTATGCTCATTTTGTAGGCGGTCTTGATTTGGTATCTCCACCGCTTTCTATTGATGCGGGTAAGTGTATTTCTGCAATGAATTATGAAGCTAATGCACTTGGCGGATACCGACGAATTGATGGTTATGAAAGATTTGATGGTAAGCCATCACCTAGCGATCAAAGCTATTATTATTGTCTATGTAATTTTACTAGCGTGGTTAATGTTGGCGATACGCTAACGGGTGCAACCAGTGGTAAAACAGGAAAAGTTATTTCTATTACAGGCAATGAAGTTATTTTATCACGGGTAAGCGGCTCATTAGCTATTGAGAATTTTACCGTTGGTGGAGTAGTAAAAGGATCATTTACAACAATACCATTGCCAGACGGTCATCATACTGGATTTGGTCATGCAACTGCTCGTCACTTGACAGCAAATGATTATCGAAATGATATTTTAGCTGTACCAGGTAGCGGTGTTATTCGCGGTGTTTGTATGTTTAAAGGTGTTGCTTATGCCTTTAGAAATAATACAGCAGGAACAGAAGTTGATATTTATAAATCCACTTCAACAGGCTGGCAAAAGATAACACTGTTTAAATCAATTCCCTTTAAAAATGGTAGCACGGATATTATTGACGGCGTTGTTGTCAATCAGCAGCAAGGAACGATTGTAACTGCTGGATCATTTGTTATCGGTACGCAATACATGATTGATTCAATGGGAACAACTAACTTTGTTGCTATTGGTGCGCCTACGGGCAGTGGTGCTGGATCAATGTTCATCGCAACAGGCGTTGGATCGGGAACAGGGACAGCATACAAAGTTGCAAGCGCAATGGTTAAAAGACAAGTTATTGAATCAGAATATAATCAGTTTGATTTAGAGGCTACCAGTTTAACAAGCGTTATTATTGCTACAGGTTCAAAATCAATCACTGTTGAAAAAACTAAAGCCTATAAGGTTAATGATGCACTAATAATTACAAGCAAAGTTAATCCATTAAATTACATGATCGGAACTGTTACCTCTTACAGCAACGTAACAGGCGTATTAGTTGCAAACATTTCGTCGGTAGTTGGTAGTGGGACATTTGCTAATTGGATTGTTCATGGTGAAAGTACAAATGTCGTCAATTATTCAGGTCGCCTGATTCTTGCTAATGTTATCGGAACATTCGATAATACGGGATATATTCGAGTTGGGATTATCAATGTTGCTTTGCCTAATGGCGATACCAGTACGCCTGTTTCACAAATATCAATTTTACCAGGTGGAAACTATCAATTTGCACAAAATAATTTCTTAGCAAGTGCTGATACCAAAAGGATTTATGGAACAGATAGTTTAAATAGAGCATTTGAGTTTGATGGCGATGTTTATATTCCAATTCGGACACAGATTGCTATTGATGCACCTACGCAAATCGCCGTTGTGAATAATACAGGTGACACACAACTTGTACTTTCTTATTTTGGACAGGTTTTATTTTCAGCAATTGGAAATCCACATGACTTTAGAACAACCAGTTTAGGATTCCAAGATTTAGGATTTGGCGATACAATAACTGGGATGTCATCGCAAGTCGGTGGTGTACTTGCTGTTTTTTGCCGTGATAGCGTTCATCAAGCGGCGATAGATGGTGGTACAGGATTGTGGGCTTCAAAACTTATTTCTCCTGATTTGGGAGCGATTCATTACGGCGTACTCAATCTAGGTGGTTTATATGCGTTTGATGACAAAGGTATTGTTAAGATAGTTCCGTCTTACGTTTTTGGTGGATTTGAGCATGACACGGTTAGTCGCGCTATTCAACCTACAATTGATAAATTTAGAGAAAAAATCGTTGCAACCGCAGCGTTTAAATCAAAAAACCAATGCCGATTTTATGCAAGAGATGGCAGCGGAATATGTATGACAATGGCACAAGGACAAAATGGAATCGAGCATCATTTTACACAGTTTCAATATCCTATTTCAGTTAGTTACGCATGGCATGGTGAAGATGCTAGTGGTCGTGATATTGTGCTTATTGGCGATGAATCAGGTTTTGTTTATGTTACTAATAAAGGCTCATCATTTGATGGTCAAGAAATAACTGCTTATATCAGAACAGCTTTTAATAATTTAAAATCACCTTCTGCAATAAAACGATTTAGAAAAATGGAAGTTGAAGTTTCTACTGTTGGCTACAGTGAAATAAGATTTAATCCTGACTTTTCTTACGCTGATCCTGATGTTGCAACACACATATTCAGGAATGAAACAATTAACGGCGTTGGCGGTTATTGGGACGAAGCATTGTTTAATACATTTTATTACGATGGAAAAATTATCTCACAACCTGAAATGAGGTTATTCGGTAGCGGGACAAACATTGGATTGGTTATATTTTCAAAAAGCGCAATTGATTTTGGACATACGCTTTCTGGCGTAATTTTACATTACACACCACGCAAACTTAATAGGTAATAAAATGGCAACACTTACACCATCGGAACAAGCGCAAGCACAGGCAATAGTTGGCGGCAATTATATCGAACCAAGCACAAGAGCTGCTCTTATTGCAAATGGATCAGCGAGTCGTGATCCTGAAATTAAATCTGCTATAAACGCATCTATAGCTGCTGAAAAACAAGCACAAGCAGAAATGGAACAAGAAAGACAAGCACAAGTTGAACAGCTAAGACAAGTACAAGCAGAACAGCAAAGACAAGCACAAGCACAGGCACAAGCACAGCCGCAAGTACAAGCAGCAACCACAAGCCCTAGCGATCAATCTATATTGGCATTAAACAATCCAGATGGATTAGCTGTAACTGGACAGCCAACAGCACAGGTACAGCCGACAATGACTACGCTGTATAAAGATGGTCGTACCGTTTCAGTTAATGATGTTGATTTAAAATCATACCTTGCTAGTGGATGGTCAACTGATTCATCTCCTCCAGTTGTTGATCCAAATAGACGAACTGATTACTCAACAGGTGCTGATAACC